ACACTGGCCATTACCATCACCGCCGCGTCAAAGAGGATGACGGCGCAATTATTGAGCAGCACCCAACGCTGTCGGCAAAGGATGCCTACAGCGCCCGCGCCCCTCACTACGCCGAGCGGGCGGCCATAGGCATCACCTACCATGCACAGTTTGGCGAGGTCGCGCGCAACACGGTGCGGCCCGAAATGCTGGAGGCAGCATGACCGTTGCTGCTGCCACAGAAGCCCTGGCCGCCGCCTATGACGCACGCGACGTAGCAGAGGCGCACGCGGTTGCAGAGGTGCGCCGCCAGTTCGCGGGCATCATCGCGCGACGGGTGCAGGAGTATCAGGACGCCATTAGGCGGGCAACGGGGGGCGACACATGCAATGGATGACAGAAGCGCGCCGCCACATCGGGCTGCGCGAGGTGCCAGGCGGTGCCAGCAATCCGGTGATCATGGCGTGGGGCAACCGTCTTGGCGCTAAGGTGCTGGGCATCGCATACGGCAATGATGGGGTGCCTTGGTGCGGTCTGTTTGTAGCTCACTGCATCACCCAAGCTGGCCTGAAACCGCCGCCCATTGCGATCCGCGCAAAGGCGTGGGCGTCTTGGGGCGATAGCGTTGGCACAATTGCCACGCGCCCGCCGCTTGGCTGTGTCGCCGTGTTTGGCCGCGACGGTGGCGGTCATGTCGGGTTCGTTGAAAGCGTCAACACAGACGGATCGCTGAACATCCTTGGCGGCAACCAGGGCGATGCGGTCAACGTGCGACGCTTTCCGCGCGCCAGGTTGCTTGATCTGCGCTGGCCCAAGGGTGTGGCGCGGTCATCGCCTGCACCGTGGGCGGGCGCTGCTGCTGCTGACACAACTGGAGAAGGCTGATGATCAATTGGATTCGCGCCCGGCTGCAAGAGCGCAGCACGCACATGGGCCTTGTCGCTGTGGCGCTGGCCCTGGCCTTGCTGGTCGTGCCGCTGCACGTCGAGGGTGAGGCGGCGGCTATGCTGTCGGAAAATATTAAGTGGCTGATTGGCGCGCTGTTCGTCGGCGGGCTGGGCGGCGTGGTCTGGCAGGGCAAGACGTGATCGGGCTGCCGTATCTTGCGGGCGGTGCCGCCGTCGCAATCGCGCTGGCTGGCGTGGGCGGGTATGTGAAGGGGCGCGGCGATGGCGTGGATAAAGAGCGCGCCACATGGCAAGCCGCCCGTGCTGAACTGCTGCAACTGCGAACTGAGCGCGCCAACTGGGCAGCCGATGCGCTGGCCAAGCAATCCGCCGCCATACCCCAAGCCGCGATTAAGGAGACCGTGCGTGTCGAAACCCACTGGCGTGATCGCCCTGTCCGCGACTGCTTTGATGCTGACCTCGTGCGGTCTTTGGAAGAAGCCCGCGCGACTGTCCGACAATCCGCCGCCGCCAGCACAAGCAGCGATTGAATGCGCGCCGGCTCCAATGCTGCCGCTGCCTGCCACAGATAAGGCGCTGGCAGCCTGGGTCATTCAGAGCGAGGTGACGCTTGCACTTTGCGAGGCGAAGCGGGCGGCTCTTGTGGGGGCGTGGCCGCGTTAGGCTGATCACGATCCATCCACCACCACATCAATATTGCGCCCCACATCATGCCGGCGACGAACATCACCTATCTCCAAAGCAGCGGCGGGCCTTAAAAGCAAGCGCCGCATCAGTTAAGTCGTCGCCATATGCCTCAAACAGCATTTCGCCGATCTGACCAAGAGGCGGCATTTCATCCCAAGACCAATCCGTATCGTTTGCCATTTCCTTGCGCAGTTCATCGCAGGCAATGCATGACTTCCACGAGACAAACTCGCCCTCAACCTTGCCCGCACCCGAAAGATAAGTCTCGCCAGGCTGAACAGTTGCGCGGCAATCATCACAGCGATGCGGCTTTTTCGCACAAACGCGGTCTATGCGTGCAAACTCCATCACTGTTGCCCCTGTCCCGTAATCCCGTGGTGCGCCTCACACGCTGCCCATGCGGCTTGCCATGCGTGGCGCTCTGCAAACGTCCAACCCGGAAACCGCCACGCTCCCCAAGCCACCTCCCACGCCGCACGCTTCACCGGCACATCCACACCCAGCGCATTGCACAGAGCGTCTGCAATCGCTGCCGGGCCGTCCAGGTGTTCAGGAAGGCGTTCAACGGCTGCGAGCATGGCGGCGTGCGTGATGGGCTTTGGAACCTTGGCCAGAAAGTCGTCAACAGACGGGCCTCCACGCAAAGGCCGCAGCATATCAACACCCATCTGCGGGCCTTCAACTATGCTGCGCGCCCACTCCTGCCACTCTGGCCACACATCAGGATGCGCCAGGATTTCGGCGGGGGTGGCGTTGCGGATGTAAGGAGCTTCCTGTCCAGGCCAAAAGCCATTGGCGTTGAACCAATCGAACCAATCGGTGTCTGTGCCGTCCTGAAAATCAGCCCGAACGCGATAATCGCCGGTGCTGTCTGGCCCTTTATCCACCTTCGCCGGCTTCCCCGCGTTCGTTACAATCGGGCGGCTCCAATCAATCGTGGTCATTGGCCTGCTCCTTTCGCTGCGGCGATGGCTGCGCGTATCGCGGCCAAATCTTCGCCGGCCATTTTAGGACACACGGCATCGCCGCCTTCGTAAAACAAAGCCCCATTAGCGGCGTCGGAAACATAGTCTTTCGCTGTCAGCAACGCCTCCAGCAGCCCAGCAGCAGCGTGGACTTGGCCAGCGCGGCGGTTCCAGGCGGCATCGGCCTGCTCTATTGACGGAAAAACGTCAGTTTCCATCCCGCAGCCATGGCAGCAAATATACCAGTGCGGTTCGTCCGGTTCGAGATACTTCATGCGCCCCGCTGCGCCCGCACAATGAGCGCAAGGCAGCAGCGCATCTGGCGCGGTTGTTTCAGTCATGCGGCGTTCCTTTCGCTAATTCTGCAAGCCCGCCGCCGATCAGCGGGTGGTTCGTCAATGGTTCGTCAATTCAACCGTGTTCGCCTCTTGTTCGCGTAAATTGGTGCGCGCTTCCTTGGTGTAACCGTGCTGGGGCATATGTGTTCGCTCGTTTACACCGAGAGGGTCGGGGGTTCGAAACCCTCAGCGCCCACCAGCCGCCAAGTGTTTGATATTGTGGGGAATAGACGGAATTAGGTCAGTCACGATAATCTTGCCAAACTGGTTTGTGGTTCGTCGATGGTTCGTCCGCCATGAACGGACAGAGAACATAATGCGCAGCCATAGCGAATCAAGCGTGGTTCGTGCGGCGACCAGGTGATCAGGTCGGACGTGGATATAATGGTCTGTCGCGCCGCCTGCCGTGTGGCCGAGCATCGTCTTGACCTCAAACTCAGGCACGCCGGCAGCGTTCAACCAAGTCGCCATCGTGCGGCGGATGATCTTGGCGTCGGTATCGTCGGGCAGGCCTATTGCTGCGCGCATTGTCGCCCAGCGTCGGCGGGTCTGTGTCGGCAGCACCTCACCGGATGCCATCCATTCGGCCAGCCAATCACGATACCATGTCGGCACCGGCAGAATCGGATTGCGCTTTTTGGTGCGCTGCCAATCGGTCGGGTGCGTGTCGATGACGCCCAGCGCAAGATCGGCTTGATGCCACGGCTGCCATGCGCGGACGGCTTCGGGGCGGGTGAGCGTAGCCACCTGTGCCAGCACGAAACGCAACAGCGTGGGATCATCCAGCGCATAGCCGATGATCGCGGCAAGCTGGTCTAGCGTTAGCACCGTCACCGGCTTCTTGGGACGATGCCGCGCTTCCACTGACGGAACGTGCGGCGCGTATGGCACCCGCCCCTCCCTGACCGCGTAGTTCAGGGCCGCGCTAATATCTTCCAGGTTGCGCTGCACCGCGTTGCCGCTGACGCCAATATGCTTGTGCGTGTAGCTGCGGCCCTTCCAATCGACCGAATAGGCGTGCGGCCCCATGCGCCAGTTCTGAAAGCGCCGGAACAGCGCCGGGTTGCATTCTGCGTAGGTCACGCCGGGGGTGGCATCGTCCTGCATCAAAAAACCAATGAAGGCCCGCAGGCTGCTGGCGATCTGGCTAGGGCTGACAACGTGCTGGCCGCGCTCTTCCCAATATAGCAGCAGTTGCGGCAATACGGCGGCGCTGGCGTCCTGCTGGCTGATGGCCTTGGCGGCGGCGTAATGCGCCTCAAGTGCCGTCTTGGCATCCTCTAGGGCTTCGCAGCGAGTGCTAACATAGCGGACACACTTGGCCTTGGCGTCATACCGAGCAATTTGCCAGGCGGCTGATTTGCCGTCTGGCCTGCGGTCGAGCCAGAAGTCGCCCATGATGAACGGGCTGGTGGTTCGACGCTTGTGCTGTGTTTTGTTTGCCATGATGACTGCAATTCCCGCGCTTCTGCGATCTGGAGTGTTTCAAGCGTGCCAATGCCGGCGAGTGCCTGCAACTCCTCATGTGTCAGGCGGCATCCGGTGCCATTACGCAGCGCGCGGCGGTATTTGCTGGCGAGTGCTTGCAGGTTGGTCATGCTGCCTCCTGCGCCATACGGGCCAGAATAGCGGCGCGCATCTTGTGTTCGGACTTACTGTAAATGTTGCGCCACTCGCCCGCCTCTTCCAGCAAATCGCGCCCGGTGGTTTGCGACAACGCGTCAATAAGCGCATCTGGATCAAAGTCAGGCGGCGGGTTTAGGTAAATGTCGGCAAGTCCCGCCAATACCGAGCCGGGGCAACTAAGCCGCGTTTGCCCCCAAGCTTCGCCCATCGCTGTAAGCGCATTTACGGCAGCTTGGCGTCCATGGCGGTTAAGCACGCGAACAACGCCGCCTATGCAATCAATTTGCCCAGGTGCCCATGCCAGCGGGTTGGTAGTGCGCGCCAATGACAGACCGGCCTGCTCAATCAATCGCATCGCCAAAACAGCTTGCGTGTCGCCTGCTGCAATTTCGGCGCGGTAAGTTTCCAGCTTTGACATTGCGCGGCGCTGGCGGTTCATGGCGGCAAAGGCGGCGGCCTCATCCTCCACGCCGGCAAAAGCTGCAATCACGCATGGCAGATGGGGCAGATCACCGCGCAATGTGGCGGCTGCAAGCCTATGCTGGCCGTCAATCACAAATAACTCGCCAGCAGCGCGCCTGGCAACAGACAACGGCTGAAACAAGCGCCAGTCCCAATCGCGGGCTATGCGGTTAATCAGGGCTTGCGCCGGCTTACTGTCGGCAATGGCGCGCTGATAGCGGTCGTCAATATGCAGGCGATCAAGCGACACCCATTCGAGCGTCGGCGGCGCTCCCTTGGCGGCATTAAACGGCGACTTCATCACATCACCCCCCAAAGCACAGCCACGCCCACCGGCAGCACAACCGCACACAGCAGCAGCGCCCAGCCTAGCCACAAGCCGCTGTCGTCGCGGATGGGCGGCTCTTCATGGGGGCGGCGGGTGATGTGGTGGATGGGCGTGGTCATGCTGCGTTTCGTCCTTCCTCGATCTTGCGGCCTTCTGCGGTCAGCGTTTCAACGGGTACGCCCGTCCACCGCGCCCACAGGGCAAACGCTTTCGTTGTGTATGCGGCGCGTTCCGGCTCCTGCATCGCGGCGTCACTGGTGCTGTGCAGGCGCTTGATGACGGCACCCGATGGCAGGGTGATGCGCGTCACCAACCCAAGCCGTTCGCGCGTCTGGTCGTGCAATTCGGCGTCGGTAATATCCAGGTCATGCAAATCGTTCATAATGCCCGCCACCAGATCGGCCACAATCCAATAGAGGCTGCGGCGGCGCTGGTTCTTCGTGGCGCGCTTGATGGTCACGGTCACATCGCCAACACAGGCGGCAACAGCAGCGCGGGCGGCAGCGTTGACCGGGGCAAGCATCCCCAGCTTGGCGGTGAATATCAGGGGCGGCTTGTCGTTCATGCGTCCACCTCGTCCACAATGTAACCAGCCTCACGCGCTGCCCGTTGAATGTGCGGCGATCTGGCGGCGAGTTCCTTGGCCAGTGCCAGTGCGTCCAGGCGGTGACGTGCATCAAACGTGCGCCAGCCAATCCGGTGGCGTTCTGCATGGTGGTATTGGCACAGCGGAATGGTCGCCCAATCGTCCGCCTTCATGCCCATGCCGCCCGTGCCGCTGCCTTCAACGTGGGCGCACTCAATGTCACCGCCGCAAGCATCACCAGCGACGGCGCAAACGTGTCCGCGCAGCCATTGCCGGTGGGAAGCAAAGCGCCTGCCAATATTCTGGCGTCCGCTGTTTTTGTGGCGACGTGCAAGCATCAGCGCACCGTCTCGCGCGTTTCGTAGGTCACGCCGGGAACGTTCTGCCAGCGGCCTTTTGCAATCATGTCCAGCACGGCCACCTTGAGGAAATGCGGCTGATGCTCCTTGCACCACTTGAGGGCGGCGGCAGGGTCATTCAGGGACGCCGCAAAGTGGATTGTTACCAATGCAGTGCGACGGGCGGCATAAGCGCCTTTCGCGCCTACAGGGGCTGCCTCGGCCTTGTCGGCGGCCTTTGCCAATCGTTCGGCCTCTGCCAGCTTTCGGTCTGCGGCTTCACGTTCGGCCAGGTTGGCCAGATCGGCGGCGCGGCGGGCTTCTTCTGCCTCGCGCTGCGCACGTTCGGCGGCTTCGCGGGCAATGCGGGCGGCTTCGTTGGCGCGGCGCTGTTCGGCGGCCTGCCACTTTACCAGCGTCATCTTCACAGCTTCAATCGCGCGCTCTGCGTCAGTCAAGATCGGCTTATACCTGGACTGCACCTCGGCCTTGCCGTCATCAAACGGCTTGGCCTCGATCTTGCGCGCGTCATCGGCGGCCCTGTGGGCCTTGCGCAGCATGTCCAGCAGATGCGCCAAGCCATCGGCTTGATCTTTGTCAGCGACGGGCTTGCCGTCCAGCCATTCACGCGCCTCGCCTACTGCGTCCGCAATCGTGTCTCGGGCGGCAATGTAGGGGCTGCTGTTATGGCCAATCATGGCGGGGGCGTTCATGGGTTTGTCCTGTTAGTGCCGGGGTGGGCGAATAGGGGAAGACGTAAGGCCCACCCCGGCGCGCTGGCGTTATTGCCGCGCTTCAAACTGTGTGGCGCTCAAAACGGAACATCGTCGTCAAGATCGTCGCGGGTGGGCGCAGCGCCACGCGGTCGGCTATCGCCTTCATCCTGGTACGACCGGCCCGGCACATCCTGCTTGCCGCCTTGAAGGGTCACCTCAGACACGTCGATCTTGCAGTCGGGCTTGCCGTCATACACGCCAACGGTGAGCCGGCCCGCGACGGTGATCTTGTCGCCCTTGCGGATATAGCCGGCGACCTTGCCGCCACGCGCACCCCACATGCTGCACTTGAACCAGGTGCTGGCGTTGTCACGGCCATTGCTGACGGCCACGCTCCACTCGGTCACGCTGTTGCCGTTCACGTCCTTGGTGGCGGCGTCTTTGCCGACATTGCCGGCGATGGTGATGAACTGCATGTGTCGTTCCTCTCTCAGCCTGCCGCGCGGATGGCGGACAGGGCATTTGCATGGATGCGCAGCGCCTTGGCGTGAGCTTCCGGGTTGGTGTCTTTTAGCTTGGCCAAGGCCTTTGCTTCGGCGGCGGGCCAGTTGTGGATGCCGTCAATGTCAGCGGCCTTGAGCATGGCATCGAGGCGCTTGTTCTGGTCGTCAAGCCACTGATCTGCCGTCATCTTGGCGCGAACGTTCGGCGCTTGTGCGAGGTCGTCTGCCTGCGCGGCTTCGTTAGCAGGGGCTTGGCGCGTCGCAACTTTGGCGGCAGCGATGCCATCATCGTCCACGGGACAAACTCCCACCACGGCGGACAGCGAGAAGCGGCGCAGATATGTAACTGCGGATCCATAGCCGTGGGCGTCCTGCTTGCCAGCGGGCAGCGAGAACACGCCGCGCATCCACTGGCCGCTGGTGTGCAGCAGCATCGTGGTCATGCCGACCATTTTGGGATCGGCCATGTCAGTGGGGAACTGCACCACAGACAGCCCGTTCTTGGGGCCGACTTCCTGCCAGGCATCCCAAACCGCGCCCAAGTCTGCATACTTGGTGCGGAACGCGGGGTTGTTGGACTTCTTTGCAGCGCCTTCTAGATCGGCCTGCGCCTTTGCCAGCGCGGCAGCCAGATCGGCAATGTTGTCGCTCATATCCATCAGATCATGCTCCCAATCTGTGCCAGCAACACGCCAGCAGTGAGTGTAACGGCCACGCGCCATGTGCGCGGGTGTGTGCGGATCGCGGCGGCCAGCGTCGGCCAGAAGCCCGGTTCGGGGCGCGGGTCGATCAGCGCGGCGCGGCTGTTGGCCTCGTGCTGGTTGATGGCCGGCAGCCACGGCCTTGCGCGGGTGCCGGTCATTGGCCGTCATCCTGGTCGCGCTTCGCCAGCATCGCGTCGGCAATATCGAACGCCATGTTAGCGACAACCGCTTCATCACCGTGCCGAAGATCGTCTGCAAACGCCGGCAGCACACCAATCAATGCGACGGCTGCAAAAGCGTCTCGAAGCGTCACGGCGGGCGGGGCGGCGGCGCTCACTTGGCCGGCTCCATTAGGTCGCGGGCCGTCATGTGCATGAGCCGGGCTGCCTGAAACCGCACCATCTCAGCGCGACGGGCGGCCATCATGCGCAGCAGTTCGCGGACAATATCGTTGTCGGTGCAGGCCCGCGCCTGATCAGCGGCGGCTTCAGCTTCGGCGTCATCTGGGGCGTGGTTCTGAAGCTCGGCGTCGGCTTCGTGCCAATCCATGCCGATGCGGCGGGCCAATTCGCTCAAGAGAGCGGCGTCAATGGCTTGGTCGCTGGCTTCGCCGTCGCTGACCCACTCGCTGCGGCCATTGCGGGCTGTAAGGTGTTGCATCGTCGTCTCCCTCACCGCAACGTGCGGCGACGGGAAAAAATACAAGAGTCTTGTTATGTGTCAACAAGTTTTTTGTGTAAACTTCACAAGGGGGCGCTTGCCTGGGCGACAACTGGCCGACTGGTAAGAATCTGCCGCGCGCGATAGATTGCTGGGGTGAACGGGGAGGCCGGTAAAAATGAAGCGATGCTCATCGTGTGCCGAGAAAATTCAGAACACAGCTAGGGTGTGCCGATATTGCGGGTATCAGTTTACGGAAGAGGAGATTGGTCGCAGCAAGGCTGGCCCCTACCTCACAATGCTGGTTTGGATTGTGGGTGGTTGCGTCATGTTGGCAATGTGCAATTCGTCTAATACAACCGGCACGGGCAATACTACTAACGGCACTGCCGCACAAAGCTTTGCTTCGTGCAATGTTAGTGAAGCTCGAAAACTAATCGGCACGTTGAGCCGAACCGGGCTAATCGTTAGCAGTAATAAGTATGGTGTAAACGTAGACGAAAGAGTGTGGCGCGCGCTAAGTCTGGGTCAACGCCAGGGTGTTGCTATAGCTTTGGCATGCGATCAAACTGATGGCCGTGCAGATCCTAATACTTACATATCTGTACGTGCATCTGATGGCATTACCCGTATTGCAGCTGGTTCGCCTTTTGCAGGCAGCTTTGGGGATAAGGACTGAGCGATCAAAGCCGGCGTGCAAACCAAACCGGCCGCCCAAGAATCCGCACATCTTCCTCCTGCACTTCGTACTCTGAATAACGGGGGTTGGCGGAAAATACTCGGTAGTAATCGCGTCGGCCGGGTATGCGCTCCACTAGCTTGACAACGATGCCATCTCCGTCAAACAACGCGAACGGGCCTGGCTGGCGCGGGTTCACGTCGCGGCGATCGATAAGTATCTGATCGCCATGCAAGAATTCGGGTATCATTGAGTCGCCGCGCACTTCGATTAGCAGGAAGTCCTTTGGCCGTCCGCGGAGTTGGTCCTCCAGCAAAGAGCGCGGCAATAGGGCAAGCCCCGTTTCCCCTTCCCCATTGCCACCGCCTCCCATGCCGCCAAACGTCGGCAACACCTCAACTTCAAGATAGGAAACTGACGGATCGACGGGTGGCAGATCGGGCGAGGTGTCAATGCGATCATCGGCAGCTTCAAGCGCCTGTCGGAGATAGCGAACCCAGCGCGGCACCTTTTTGGTAGTGCCGGATTCAAATTGCTGGATAAGTTGCTGGCTAAGTTTGATCTCTTCGTGTTCTGGAATAAGCGCGCGCGCACGTTCTGCTAAAGCGGACTGCGACCAACCCCTCGCCTTGCGTGCGGCGGCCAGCGCTGCCCCCTGTTTCGCTGCATCATCCATGGGTCAAAGGAATACCGGCAAAGGCGATTCGTTGCTCGAACAAGTTTCTTGTTGCTTTGATGACAAGAGAATTGTATTTGTCGCGCCCATGACAGCTCAAACCTCCGAGTTCGGTGCGCTCCAGCGCGCAATCGACGCTGCTGGCGGCACGCAAGCCGCGTTAGCCGACAGGCTGGGGTTTACCCAGCAGGCCGTTTCGGAATGGGTGGCTGCCGGTCGCGTGTCGCGACACGCGGCTCTTTTGATAGAACTGATGTTTGAAATTTCGCGCCATGACCTGCGCCCAGACCTGTATCCGGTCGACGCCGCAGCATGATCTCGAACCCGCGCGCCTCCCACCCTGCGCGCCGGTCGGGCCGGTTGAGCGACCCCACTGTCTCCCGGCCCGTAAATTTGCGCAGCGTGAGGCGCACTAGGCCGCCGGAACCAATTGTGGTTGGCAACGAGGCGTGGATTGCGTTGACCAAGGGTTATTACGCCATTGTCGACGTGCGCGACCTTGAAAAAGTCCGGCACCATATTTGGTGCGCCTTGGAAACAAAGCGTCCTGACGGAACTATCCGCGCTGTTTACGCCAAGACTGGCGCTGGCAAATATATGCACCATTGGTTGGTTGAGCATCAGGCCGGAATGGAAATTGACCACGTTGACGGCAACGGGTTGAACAACACCCGACAGAATTTGCGCCGCGTATCCGTTTCGCAAAATCAGCACAATCGGCGCATTCAAATAAACAACACGACTGGTTTTGCTGGCATTCGCCGCGAAAAGCGATGCCGCACATGGTTGGCCTACATTACGATTGATGGCCACGAACACAGAATTGGTCGTTTTGAAAGTGTTCATGAGGCAGCCGCCGCTCGCGCCGCTGTTGAATTGGCTTTGTTTGGAGATTGCGCGTGAAGTTCGCGTCTCCGACCTTTTGCGCCTCGGTCAGCCTCGCCCGGCTGATCGGGGCAACCCGTCTTTGTGGCGCAGCGACCCGCGCCACCACCTGCGGCCCGGCTGTGAAAGTCGGTCGGGCCGCTTTTTTCTGAGTTCATCGTAATCATTGGAAGCACAATGGCTGCAATACAACCGAACAACAACCGAATGTGGAGCAATATATCCGAGACTTCGGTGAACACTGCAATTGCTGTGGTGCTTACTGACATCAAGGCGGAACGCGATCTGACTGATTTGCAGCTTGGCCTCAAGGTTGGCCGATCTGCTGATGCTGCCGCGCTGTATCGCAAGGGCGAATCCGGCATGAGTGCAGCCACGCTGGTCGCCTCTACGGTCGCGCTGGGGCCAGCTATGGCCAATGCTGCGTTTGGGCTGGCTGGCTATGTGCTGGTCAAGCTTGATTACACGTCCCGCACCGATGCGCTGCCGGTGGTCAGCCTGCTGCACAAGATGATGGCCACAAGCCCAGATGGCCGCTTCAGCGACCGCGAGTTGTTGGACATGGCCGCCGAGGTTGCGGACGCGGGCGCTGTGATCGACACGCTGCGGTCACGTTTGGCCGATCTGCAAGCGGGTGTGCGCTGATGACCCGCAAAAACCAGCATCTTGAGCGCCCTGCGCCGTCTGACTTTGCCGAACACGCCGCTGTTATGACTGACATTGAATTGTGCGCGCATTACCGTGCCGGCATGTTTGTGGTGCGGCGGTGGCGTGATGAAGCCGGTGTAAAGCGTGACCGTATCCGCGCGATGCCTGACGACTTCGCTGCCGTGGCCAGCACGATGACGACTGAGCAGCTTATGCGCCACTACCGTGCGCGCCACGCGATTGTTAAGCGCTGGCTTGCCGACATTGGCGAGAAGCGTGAAAAGCGGTTGCTTCGTGCGCCTGTGCCGGCTGATTTTATGGCGCAGTGCAAGATCAACGGCAAGACACGGCTGCGCGCCATCTACAAGTGCAGCGAACGCCAGATTGAATACTGGCTGCAAGAGGCGGGCGATCAGGCGCGGGCGCTGGTAGCGACTGCCGGTGCGCGGGCGATGGTCGAAGCGGGCCGGCGTAACGCGGCGTTGCAGAAGGCCGCGCGCCTGGCTGCCGCGAAAGATGCTCCGAAGCGCAACCCGGTGGCCATGAAGCCAACGGGCTGGAAGTTGCCGCTGGTCAAAGATGCGCAGACTTCGGCTGTGACGCGCGCAGATCAGGCGATGCGGTGGTTGCAACGCAAGGGGCCTTGCTACCCGTTGCGCATCTATGACGCGAACTTGCCCGGCTATCGTTTTTCGGGCCGGCTTTGGCAGGCTGATGAATTGATTGCGGAAGCTGAACGGCGCGGTTGGCAGCCGGATGCTTGGCGGAACGTGGCCGCATGATCGCGCTACTGCCTTGGCGCTGGCAGGCGCGCTACCTGTTGTGGCGTGGCCATAGCGTGCCGTTCATTGCCATGTGGACTGGCCGCACGATGAACGATGTGCAGCGCGCCCTGGGGTGGACGGCATGACGCGCGTTGCTCTGCCGTGGCCCGACAAGCGGCTATCACCTAACGCGCGCACTCACTTCATGCAGCGCAGCCGCGTGGCCAAGATCGCCAAGGGTGAAGCGCACACGCTGGCGTATGCTGCCGGCAGGCCCGCGCTGCCTGATGCTGGCCCGGTGGCGCTGCTGTGGACGCTTTGCCCGCCTGATAACCGCGCCCGCGACATGGACAACGTCATTGCCAGCCTGAAGCACGCGCAAGACGGCGTGGCGCTGGCCTGGGGTGTCAATGATGCACGGTTTCAGCCGACTTATCGCTGGGCTGACCCAGTGCGGGGCGGGGCGGTTTTGCTTGAGGTGCTGGCATGACCGCCATGTTGCCTGATCAGGCGCTCTCCATAGGCTCTGCGATGGCCAGCGTCATGCTTGATCTGGCGCAGCGCGTGGCCACGTCGCCAGCGCATCACAAGCAGCTTCTGGCAACGCTTTACGAGGCCGGCACCATCAACGGCGAGACGTTCGCCGCGATGCTGGAATTGCACGAATTGAGGGCAGCATGAGCGGCGCAGCTTGGTATAAACACAACCCGCGCGACTTCCTTGAGGGCGTGCAGGGCATGGGGCCGGAAGCTATCGGTGCCTACATCGTGGTGCTTGACCTGATCTATGCGCGCGGCGGTTCTGTGCCTGCCGATTGGCGGTATCTGGCCGGCGTCATGGGATGCTCTGCCAGGCTTGCAAAGTCGCTTGTTGAGCGCCTGATTGAAGCCGGCAAACTGACCGAAGTTGATGGCCTGCTGACCAATCAACGCGCCCAAAACGAACTCGAAAGTCAGGCGAAACTTCTGCGAAAGCTCAGCGAAGCAGGCGCGAACGGTGGACGAAAGCGTGCCGAAAAACAGGCTGCGGCTAATGAAAACAGCGACTTGCAAGAGCGGGGGCTTAAGGCAGGCTCAAGCATAAGAGATAGAGATAGAGATAAGAGTTCAGTAGATAAATCTACTGACGCTGAAGCGTCGCCGGATAAGGCGTTTTGGGACGCCGCTAAAAAGTATCTTGGCGGGCAAAAATCAGGCGGGCTTATCGGCAAGTGGTGCCGCGATTATGGGCAGGCTGAAACAGCCAAGGCCATCACCCAATCCCAAATCGAGCGAGCTGTTGATCCGGTGCCGTTCATCGCCGCCTGCCTCAAACGCAACGCTGTCAACCTCAACCGGCCAAGCGAAGGCGCTGGCATGAACGACGACGAGCGCAGCCGCATCATGGGCGCGGTCTGATGATTGCCGACGCTCTGAATCGCGCTGGCATCCGGCTCAGCAACTACGGCCAGGGCGAACATCAGGCGACATGCCCGCAGTGCAGCCCGCACCGCAAAAAGAAAACCGTGCGCTGCCTGAGCGTGAAGATCGACGACAAAGGCTCAACGTGGATTTGCCACCACTGTGAATGGAAAGGGGCAAGCAATGCCACTGCATCGGGAACACATGAAGTTTCTGGAAACGCGCGGGATCGACGTGGAGACGGCGATGCGCGCTGGCGTCACCACGATGAGCGGCGAAGGCGGGCATTGGCTGGCCTTTCCGTATGCCGACCCGGAGACGGGGGATCAGGTCAACTGCAAGTATCGCCTCACAAGCCGGAAGGCGTTTCGCATGGACGAGGGCGCGCCCTTGCTGCTGTGGAACCTGCGGTGCTTGACGGATGTGGAACTGTTCAAGCCATCCGAGCCGGTGATTATCACCGAGGGGGAGATGGACGCACTGTCAGCGATGACGGCGGGCTTTACCCGCGTGCTGTCCGTGCCGAACGGCGCACCGGCCAAGGCCACGGAAGGCGCGATTGACCCGGCCAACGATGCCGCCCGCTATGCGCCGATCTGGAACGCCCGCCGCCTGCTTGACCGGGTGCAGACGTTCATCATCGCCACCGATGGCGACGAGCCAGGGCGCATCCTTGCCGCTGAACTGGTGCGCCGGCTTGGTGCCGAACGCTGCCGGTTTATCGATTACCCGCCTGGCATGAAAGATTTGAACGATGTGTTGGTGGCGCACGGCGAGGCTGGCGTTACGCGGTGCATCAACATGGCCAAGCCTTATCCGGTGCAGGGGCTTTACAAGATCGACGACTTTCCGGAGCCGCCAACGTGGGAGCCGTTCCGCGTTCGTGTGCCGTGCATGTGGGATATGTGGCCTGTGCTGCCCGGCACCTTCACGGTCGTCACCGGCTACGCAGGTCGCGGCAAGACAACGTGGATGATGGCTTGCCTTGCGGATCTGATGGATCAGGGCGTCAACATCTGCATGGGTAGCTTTGAGACGGCCATCAAGCCGGTGCTGGTCAACGAATTGCGCCAGCATCTTGTTGGCTCAAATCTCAAGGGGCTGACACCTGAAAAGCGGGCATGGGCTGACCAGATGATCCGCGACCGACTGACCATCATTGCCCAGCAATCGGTTGACGATGACAGCGACCTTGATCTTGAACAGGTGCTTGAGCTGGCCAAGATCGCCGTGCTGCGTGACGGCTGCAAGGTGCTGGTTCTCGATCCGTGGAACGAAATGGATCACAAGCGGGGCCGCGACGAAAGCGAAACCGAATACACGGGCCGCGCCATTCGCCTGCTGAAACGCTTCGCCCGCGATTACGCGGTGGCCGTGGTTGTGGTTGCGCACCCTGCCAAGCCGAACAGCGACCAGGCCAGCTTACCGCCGACGCTCTACATGATCGCCGGCTCATCGCATTGGGCCAATAAGGCTGACTACGGGATCGTGATCCACCGCAAGAAGCAAGATAGCAACATCACCACGGTTGCCACCGTCAAGGTTCGCATGGGCCTGCCGGGGAAGATTGGTGTTGAAGATTTGGCTTTTGATTGGGAACGCGCCCGTTTTGAGCGGCCTGCGATGATGTTTGCTGGCGAAGACGCTTAATCCCACGCCGCCATTCCACCAGCCAGGAGTTGCACCGATGCCCAAAGCCAAGCGCAAAGCCACGCCGCAGCCGATTGGCGACTTTGTCGATCAGATCAGGGCAGGGGATGGCTTCACCGATGCGCGGGTGGTGATGATGCCCGGCGAGGTAAAACGGGAGGCGCTGCACACGCGGCGGCGCATATGCCCGGCATTGCGCTGGGGATGGCTGTCACAGCAGCAGCAGGGGATGCTTGTGCTGCTCGACCAGGCTTGTGCAGAGGCAGGGTGGGACGTGGTGCGGTCTGCCCTATGCCCACCAACCGGAGGCGGCGATGCGCGGCCTGAACGCCTTGTCGGGCGGCGCATGAAACACGAGGCAATGGAGGTTGCTGTTCGTAATCAGCTTGCCTTGGCCTTGGTTAAGCAGGCGCTGGAAAACCGCGACAACGAAACGCTGGATCAAATCGCAGAGCGTTGGTTCGGTGGTCGCCGCGCGCATAACCGCGAACACCTAGAATGCTGGATCGCATCGGTGGCTGATGATCTGCTTGCGTGGCATGAAGCTGGTGAGCGTGTGCCAGTGCGGCCAGCGCCAGTGCAGTTTGAGGCAGATGCGTTTGAGGCATGGGCAGAGGGGTTGATCTGATGACTAAACACATTGGTTTGCCGACTAAGCGTTTTGATGAGGTTCGTGACACCATAGCGGAAATGGCGTTACAGTTTGTTTTGGAAGGGCAAGAAGCGGGAATCATTCCTAAGCGCAGAATGGCCGAGTTGGCCGCTATCCGCGCAGCGACTGCCGCTTTGCAGACAGGCGTTACCGTTGCGCTTTTTGCGGCACATGAAAATGGGGACACAGCAACAGCAAAAGCACTGGCATCTTGGCTGCCTAACGATATGAGAGCCGGGTAATCAAAGGGGATTGCGTAACGGCGTGGGATATGTTACCAAGCGTCACGGCTTGAATTGCGCCTAGAGCGCAGCAGCCACGAAGCCCCTGACGTTAGCGCGTTGGGGGTTTTGCTTATCCGGCCAAGCCGGCGCTGGCCATCGTTACACGCCCACCGCAACGGAATGGCCAGCGATATGACCGCAGCAACCGAGCGCGTTCGTGGCAGAGCATGGCAGCGGATACGGCGCGAGGTGCTGATGGCCGAGCCGCTGTGCCGCATCTGTCTGAGCGGTGATCGGGTGACGGCTGCGCAAGAGGTCGATCACATCGTGCCGTTGCACCTAGGCGGTCACGCAACCGAGCGGGGCAATCTGCGGGCGCTGTGTCGTCAATGCCATGTGGACGTGACGAACGAGGCGATGGGGCATCGGGTCAGGGTTGAGATCGGACTTGATGGCTGGGCGGTGTGACCGGGGGGGTCAGAACCTTGGAAGGTGGCAAGCGGGAAACCGTATGGTGGCCACAAAACACGCATCCACAGTTGAAAGTTCACCGATGGCAAACCCCCGCCTGCCTGTCGCCAAAGCGAAGGCGACGGGCGCTGAAATCAAAAACCCTGGCCGACACAAGCACCGCGCCAACCCCGTCACTGCGCCGCTGGGCAAGCCTTCTGACTTTCTGCCGGAAGCTGGAAAGCGCGCATGGGAAGGCTTCAAGCGCGAACTGCCGTGGCTGATGGAAAGCGACCGTTCAATGGTCGAGGTTGCTGCCAAGGTTCGCGGCGAGCTGATGACTGATCCTGACGTGAGCGTGACCAAGCTGTCGATGTTGCAGGCCATCTTGTCGAAGCTGGGTGCGGATCCGACCAACCGCAGCAAAGTGCTGACAGGCGGCGACGATGAAAAGGAAGCCGACGAGTTCTTTGGCGTCAACTGACCGCGCCACATCATGGGCGGCTGATGTGGTCGCTGGCAAGATTGTGGCCGGGCCGCACATCCGCAACGCCTGTCGCCGGCACCTTGACGATCTGAAGTTCGGCCACGAACGCGGCCTGCGCTATGACGTTGAGGCTGCCGAGCGCGTCTGGCGGTTCTTTGAGACACGGCTGCGGCTGAACGGCGGCCAATTCGAGGGGCGGCCATTTCTGCTGCACCCCAGCCAAGCGTTCAAGCTGGGCTGCCTGTTTGGATGGAAGCGCGAGGATAACACCCGCAGGTTCCGCCGAGCCTATATCGAGGAAGGCAAGGGCAACGGCAAAAGCCCGTTTGCGGCCGGCGTCGGGCTTTACGGCATGATGGCGGATGGCGAGGCCGGGGCAGAGATTTACAGCTTGGGTGCGCAGCGCGATCAGGCCGCGATCCTGTTCCGCGATGCGGTCAAGATGGTTGACCAGTCGCCTGATCTGGCCAAACGGGTCACAAAGTCGGGCGGGCCGGCGCGGGAATACAATCTGGCCTGGTTGCAGACCGGCAGTTTTTTCAGGCCAATGTCGCGTGACGCCGGCAAGACCGGATCAGGTTTGCGCCCGCACATTGGGTTGGCGGATGAGGTGCATGAGCATCCAAGCCGTGACGCCATTGAAATGCTGGAGGCGGGTTTTAAGTTTCGCCGGCAGCCTATGCTGCTGATGATCACGAACAGCGGCACAGATCGCAATTCGATCTGCTGGGAAGAACATGAACACGCGATCCGGGTGGCATCGGGCAACCGCGAGGCAAAGGACGATGACGCGCCTTACATTGGCGAGCCGATTGATGACGATACGTTCAGCTTTGTCTGCGGCCTAGATAAAGACGATGATCCGCTGAACGATCCGACTTGCTGGATCAAGGCTAACCCGCTGCTAGGTACGATCCTGCAACCGGACTATCTGGCCAAGAAGGCCAAGCAGGCCAAGGAACTGCCCGGCAAGCGCAACGGAATCATGCGGTTGAATTTCTGCCGCTGGACGGACGCCGAGAATAGCTGGATCGCCCGCGAGTTGCTTGAACAGCGGCTTGATGATTTTGACCCGGCTGAGTTTGGCAGCGTGCTGTCGGCGGGGCTGGATTTGTCGGGCCGCAACGATTTGACCGCTGCGGCCTTTGTTGCGGCTGATGGGTTCACGGAAGACGGCAAGCCAAAGTTTGCGGCTTGGGTTGAAGCCTGGACGCCTGAACAGGGCATCCGGGAGCGCGGCGAGAAAGACCGTGCGCCGTATGAGGCGTGGGCCGATCTTGGCTGGCTGCACACTACGCCGGGCGCGCGGGTTGGGTATGAACACGTCGCCAAGGGCGTGCTGGACGTTCACGAAGCCAGCCCCATTGGACTGCTGGCATACGATAACTACGCCTTCGACCGATTCCGCGAGGCGGCTGACAGTATGGGGTTAAGCATCCCTGAGATGCAGCACCCGCAAGCTGGCCGCAAACGCGCCAAGACGGACGAAGGTGACGCCGGGCTTTGGATGCCGGGCAGCGTTACAATGCTTGAGGAACTGCTGATCGAAGGCCGGCTGCGCTTGAAGCGCAACCCAGTGCTGATCAGCGCAATGATGTCAGCGGTGTTCGATAGCGACCCGCTGGAAAACAGATGGTTTGCAAAGCGCAAAGCAACGCAGCGAATTGACCCTGCGGTGGCGCTGGCAATGGCAATAGGAGCGGCGACAATGCAACAGACCGCGCCTGCCGAAGCGCCCAGCCTTCGGGTGCTATAATGGGGTTGCTTGACGCGATCCGCGATAACGTCTGGCCTACGGTCACCCAGGCCGACAAGCAGGCGGCTCAGGCTGCCCGCGAAGCGCGCTTCATGAACGCTGTGGTGCCAAGCGGCAGCGTGTCACGCGGCAGCGAAGTGTTCATGGCCTTCACGGGCGACACGGGCGGCGGGTTGCCGGGCCTGACTGAACAGACGGCGCAGACGGTTGCGGCCATCAATGCCTGCATAAAGGTGATCAGCGGCGCGATTGCCGTGCTGCCGATGAACACTTATCGCCGAGAGCGTGATGGTTCGCGCGCTGAACTTCACACAGACCCGCTCTGGTGGTTGCTGAATGAAGAGTTCCATCCTCGTTGGAGCGCGTCTGCCGGGTGGACGTTTCTTGCCCGGTCGCGGCTACTGCACGGCGATGCTTTTGCAGTTATCCAACGCCGCTCAGATGGGTCTATTCAGCACCTAAAGCCGGTGCATCCTCGCCGCGTTGAGGTTTATGAAACGCCTGACGACCGGCTTGTATATGCAGTTTATCCAACTAATGCGGCGCGCGGGCAGATGGTCGAGGTCTATGACCAAGACGACATGTTGCATGTTCCCGGCGATGGCTTTGACGGTATCCGCACTCTTTCGCCGCTGCGTTATGATATGCTCATTGCTGGCGCTGCTGCAATGTCAACGCAGGAATACGCGGCCCGGTTCTTTGCCAACGGCGCGCGGCCTGACTTTGTAATTCAGTCGGCTGCAGGCGCGACTCGTCTGTCTGATGAGCAATTCGTCAACCTCAAAAAGCAGATCGACGAAGCGCACGGCGGATTTTCCAAGTCGCACCGCCCAATGCTGCTGGAAGGTGGGCTAGAGTTCAAGTCGATCACCATGCCGTTTGAGGATGCCCAGTTGCTCCAGACGCGGCAGTTTCAGGTTGAGGAAATCGCCCGCATCTTTGGCGTGCCGCCGTTCATGATCGGCCACAACGAAAAGACTACAAGCTGGGGCAGCGGCGTTGAAGCGATGGGGACGGGCTTCGTCCGCTACACGCTGCGAACGCACCTTCACGCCTTCACTAACGAGATCAACCGCAAGTTCTTTAGGCAATTCAGCAAGTTTGCTGAGTTTGATACGACCGAGCTTGAACGCGCCGACACTGAAACGCTGTTCAACGCCTTCAGCGTTGCGCTGGGCGGCCAGGGCAAGCCCGGCTTCATGACCGAAAGCGAAGTGCGCCGGAAACTGAATCTGCCTGAACTTGAGGGCGGCGATCAGATCGAACGCGGCATGACCGCGTTGCAACAGACAGGAGAGGCCAATGCGTAAAGGGCTGATGGCCTTCTATGAGGCCAACAAGGGCAAGGGTGCGCCGCTGGCGGTTGTACAGGCTGCGGGCGGCGTGACCATTGAGGTTTATGACGTGATCGTGGCCAGCGAGGCAGACGCGGCGTTTTTCGGCGGCGTTTCGGCCCAGGCTGTGATCGCCGCAATCCGCGCTGCCGGTGACGCTGATGTGGCTCTGCGCATCAACAGCCCAGGCGGTGACGTGTTTGCCGGGGTGGCGATGGCGCAAGCCATCCGCGAGCATCAGGGCCGCGTGACGGCGCATGTTGACGGCTACGCCGCCAGCGCCGCCAGCCTGCTTGTCGCTGCCGCTGACGAGGCGGTTATTTCCCCGTCTGGCATGGTGATGATCCACAAGGCGTGGACGATTGCGATGGGCAACGCCGACGACATGATGGCGACCGCTGGCCTGCTTGAAAAGATCGACGGTCAGCTTGTGGAAGCATACCGCGAAAAGGCCGGCGACAGTCAAGATTGGGCGGCGCTGATGACCGCTGAAACGTGGTTCACGGCAGCGGAGGCGGTTGAAGCCGGGCTGGTCAATCGCGTTGCCGAGAAGGCCGGAAAGAAAATGAACATGGCGTTCGATCTGAGCGCCTACGCCAATGCGCCGGCTGTGATTGCCGACGCTTCGCCGCCTGCCGCTGAAGTTATCGCGCAGGCCGACCCAGAACATGAGCGCCGCCGTGCAATGGCACGTTTGGCACTCGCCACCACTGCCTAAGCGCAAGCCGCGCCGAGCAGACCCCGCCCCGCTTCGGCGGGGTTTTTCTTAGGAGAAGCAAACATGAGCATTCAGGCTCTCCGCGAGCAGCGCGCGGCAAAGGCAACCGCTGCAAACGAACTGGTCACCAAGGCCGACTATTCGCCGGCCCGTGACAACGTGGTTTTTGACGCCCTGATGGACGAAGTGACGGCCCTTGACGGCCAGATCAAGCGCACCGAGCAGGCTAACGCGCTGGTGGTTGAGGCCAACATTCGCGGCAACGTGATCGAAGCTGCTGAACGCACTGCCAAGGACAAGGCTTCGCCGGCTTCTGCCGTGTTTGCCAAGTGGCTGCGCAACGGCGAGCGTTCGCTGTCGGCTGAAGAAGCCGCAACGTTCTACAACACCATGTCCACCACCACCGGCAGCGAAGGCGGTTTCACCGTCCCGACCGAAACCGCGTCCACCCTGATCGAAAGCCTGAAGGCGTTCGGCGGGATGCGCGCTGTTGCCAACGTGCTGGTGACCGCCACTGGTGCGCCGCTGTCGTTCCCGACTGCTGACGCCACTGCTGAAGTGGGCGAAATCGTGGCTGAAAACGCCGCTGCGACCGCTGCCGATACCGCCTTCGGGACGGTTTCGCTGCCGGTTTACAAGTATTCGTCCAAGTCTGTCGCGGTGCCGATTGAACTGTTGCAGGACAGCAACATCGACATCGAAGCCTATGTAAACGCGCTGTTGGTGACGCGCCTTGGCCGCATCACGAACACGCACTTCACTACCGGCACCGGCTCATCGCAGCCGCGCGGCGTGGTGACGGGCGCTGGTTCAGGCGTGGTTGCTGCTAACGGCAGCACCCAGGTGACGGCAGTGACCTACGACAGCCTTGTTAACTTGGTTCACTCGGTCGATCCGGCTTACCGCGACGGCGCGCTGTTTATGATGAACGACGCCACCGTGGGCGTGCTGCGCAAGATCAAGGACGGCAGCGGTATGCCGATCTTTAACCCCGGCTATCAGCAGGGCGTCCCCGGCGGCGCTCCCGATACGCTGCTGGGTTATGGCATCCAGATCAACCAGGACGTTGCCAGCATGGCCGCGTCTGCCAAGTCGATCCTGTTCGGTAACTTCAGCCGCTACACGATCCGCGATGCAATGGGGATCACGCTGCGCCGCTTCGATGACAGCGCGTTCATGCTGAAGGGCCAGATCGGGTTCTGCGGCTGGCTGCGTTCGGGCGGCAATCTGCTGGATGCCGGCGCAGTGAAGTTCTTTCAGAACGGCGCTTCGTAACAGCCTGAGACTTGGGGCCGGTGTTGGAAGTGCGCCGGCCCCAATCCTTTTTGAAATAAGGAGCCAGCCTCATGGCCAAGTTTGCCAGCCTGGCGGTGCAGGATGCGCCGCTGGACGTGATCGCTACGGCGGTCGAAATGTATATCTGCAACGGGCAGCCGACTGATCGCGCTGATGCCATTGCCAAGGCGCGTCATACGGCTGCCATCACTATGGCTGGCGGTGACTATGCCAAAACTGGCAGCACCAACCGCGTGCTGACTGTGACCGGCAAGAGCGTCACGGCCAACTCCAGCGGCAACATCGACCATGTTGCACTCTGCACGGCCAGCACTCTGCTGTATGTGACGACAGGTGCCGCACAGACGGCGAACAGCGGCAGCAGCATCAGCGTTGCAAACTTCACCGTCACTGCAACGGCGCTGGTGTAATCCATGCCGTATCTGCGCCCGTATCGCGTCGCTGAGACGACGACCACCACTGGCACCGGCAGCATTACGCTTGCCGGTGCCGTGACGGGCTATGCATCGTTTTCAAGCGAACTTGCGAACGCCGATACTGCCACGATTGTCATTGAGGCGATTGACGCGGCGGGCGCACCTACGGGTGACTATGAGATTTGCGATACGGCGTTCACTAGCCCGTCTACGCTGACGCGCGGCACGCTGCGAGATAGCAGCACGGGCAGCCGGATCAACTTTGCGGCAGGCAGCAAGCGCGTGTTTGCGATCAACCCGCGCGATGCGGTTGACCTGGGCAGTGTTGATGTAGTCGGCACGCTGGGCGTTGCAAAGGGCGGCACAGGCGCGACAGATGCCGCAACGGCGCGCACAAACTTGGGCGCTGGCACTGTTACGAGCGTTGGCGGAACTGGTACGGTAAACGGCCTCACCCTAACCGGCACCGTTACGGGCAGCGGTTCCCTGACACTTGGCGGCACGCTGTCCGGCGTAAGCTTGACCACGCAAGTCACCGGAACGTTGCCAGTCGCCAACGGCGGCACAGGCGCAACCACGCTTACCGCCAACAACGTCATTCTTGGCAATGGCACTAGCGCGGTGCAGTTTGTCGCTCCGGGCGCGTCTGGCAACGTCCTGACTAGCAACGGCACAACGTGGACAAGTGCGGCGGCTGGGGCTTCTTTGCTGGGCGACACTGACAGCGCGTCTCCGTTCGAGACGTCGCTGGGGTTTGAGGCTGGCGCGTTTAATACTGGAGATCAGAATACGTTCATCGGATACCAGTCTGGGCGAGCGAATACCAGTGGAGAACAAAACTCTGCTCTTGGTTACCAGTCGTTTATTGCCAGCACAACTGGCAACCGCAACGTGGCTTTTGGAGCGAGCGCGCTCTATTCAAACACGACTGGAATTGACAACGTAGCTGTTGGTGGCAATTTAACGCTGTATTCCAACACAACTGGCTCCAGCAACGTAGCGGTTGGAAAAAGCGCGCTACAGTCAAATATTAACGGCATCAGAAACGTCGCTGTCGGTTTTAATTCGTTAGACGCAAACACATCTGGTGAGAGAAACCTCGCTATCGGCGCTGCCGCACTTGGTGCCAGCACAACCGCGTCTAACAACACTGCTATCGGTGATCAAGCGGGTGGTCAGATTTTAACTGGTTTTCAGAATACAATTATTGGATCGGCTGCTGGAAGTTCTGGCACCAACGACTTGACGACCGGCAGCAACAATATCATGATTGGCTACAACGCCGCCGCCTCGTCTGCCACGGTCAACAACGAAACCACCATCGGCAACAGCAGCACCACATCGGCGCGCATCTTTGGCGACGTGAAGTTTCTCAAGAGCTACACTGAAACTGTGTTTGCCGTCACGGACGGCGCAACGGTCAACCTGGATCCAAACAACGGCAGCATTCAAACTTGGACACTTGGAGCAAACCGCACTCCTGGGCAAGCCAACTGGGAAGCGGGTCAGTCGATCACGCTGATGATTGACGATGGTAGTGCGTTCACGGTGACGTGGACAACGCTTGGCGTGGTGTGGGAAACGAACGGCGGCACCGCGCCGACGCTGGCCACGACCGGCTTTACGGTAATCGTGTTGTGGAAAGTCGGCACGACGATCTACGGCGCGCGGGTGGGTGACGCCTGATGCTGTCGCAGAGGATCAAAGGGGCGACTGCTACGCCGACGCCGACGCCGACTGCGGCGCAGTATGTTGCGTTAGTGCATCCCGGCTCCCCTCACATCACCGCCTATCCTTGGAGCGGTAGTGGTTTCGGCACGAAATTTTCCAACCCGGCGAATCCAATACCGGACACTGGTCGCGGCGTGGCCTTCTCCCCCGCCGGTAATGCCATTGCGGTAGCTCACACCACGTCACCTTACATCACCGCTTACCCTTGGAGTGGCAGTGGCTTTGGAATAAAGTTTGCCGATCCGGCCACGCTGCCGCCGAACACTGGTCGCGGCGTGGCATTCTCACCAGCCGGCAATGCCATTGCGGTAGCACATAGTACCGAGCCGTTCATCTCTGCCTATCCGTGGAGCGGCAGTGGTTTCGGCACAAAATTTGCCGATCCGGCAACGCTGCCGACTGGCACGAGTTACGGCACAGCGTTCAGTCCCGCCGGTGATGCCATTGCGGTAGCTCACGCCACTTCACCTTACATCACCGCTTATCCTTGGAGTGGCAGTGGCTTTGGAACAAAGTTTGCCAACCCAGCAACGCTGCCGCCGAATCTCGCTATTGCTGTTGCCTTCTCACCAGCCGGTAATGCCATTGCTGTGGCGCACTATAATTCACCATTTATTGCCGCCTATCTGTGGAGTGGCAGTGGCTTTGGAACAAAGTTTGCCAACCCAGCAACGCTGCCAACTGGCAACGCGGAGGGCGTAGCGTTCCACCCTCTAGGTCTGGCCATTGCTGTGGCGCACTATGTAACACCATTTATTACCGCATATCCTTGGAGCGGTAGTGGTTTCGGCACGAAATTTTCCAACCCGGCAACGCTGCCAACTGGACGCAGCATAGGTGTGTCGTTCAGTCCCGCCGGTGATGCCATCGCTGTTGGACACGACATTAGCCCTTACATCTCTGCTTATCCTTGGAGTGGCAGTGGCTTTGGAACAAAGTTTGCCAACCCGGCCACGCTGCCGGCAAGTCAAGTTCAAGGCGTAGCTTTCACACAGGTATAAACACATGAACAAAAACGAAATCCTCACCACCGCCCTTGCTCACCGCGAAGCTGAGGTGCTGCATCATCAGATCAACATCGACAACTACACATTGGCCATTGCCGAGATTGACGCCAACTACGCAGATGACGCGGCAATCCAAGACTTCCGCGCCCGCCTCGCTGACCTGCTGGCCTCGTCAATTGTCGAGCAGCGCAAGGAAATCATCATGCGCGACGTAATCGCCAAGCAGTTGGAGGGCTGATGTTCTACATCCTGACCAAGCCGGGCGAAGAACCGGTCTACCCCTACACGCTGACTGACCTGATGCGCGCCAACCCCGGCACCTCGTTTCCGCGCGATATGACCAACTTCGACGCAAGCGATTGGCATTGCCACTCGGTGCAGGACACGACGCCGCCAGAAGCGATCGGCATGGTGGCGCAGCGCATTGCGCCTGAACTGGTTGACGGCGTTTGGCATGAACGGTGGGAGCTTGTTGAGCCAACGCCGGAACAGGTTGAAGCGCAAGCCAACGCCATGCGCTACGAACGAAACGAGAAATTGGCCGCATCTGATTGGACGCAAGTTGACGATGCACCGCTGACCAACACGCAAAAAGCGGCATGGGCAACGTATCGCCAAGCCTTGCGTGACATTACGAGCCAGCCAGGCTTTCCGTATTCAGTCAATTGGCCAACGCAACCGGAGTGATCACCATGGAAGCGCCAACGCCCGAACAAATTGCACAGCACTACAAGGCTATGGGTGACAGCGTGCAACTCATAAACGCTGTTATTGCTGGTGTGCAGATGGCCACTGATATGCAGGATGCCAAAAGCGATTGCGTTGATCGCAACGTGCGCCATCTTGAGATTATGCGCGCCAAAGACTTTTGGACTGATGAGGATATGACCGCCGTTGATGCGGCCATTCTTGCCGGCAAGGCTTATTTAGCGTAAAACTGAACGTCATTGCTGACGCAAAGGGTTTAATCCATGTTTTTAGGGGCATTCCCGCTTGGCGCGCAGCCTGATGGCGGGTTTGCCTATGTGCAGGCACCCGATACCAATTTCATTGCGGATGCGGGCAGCCTTGGCCTGTCTGGCAGCGTTGCCAATATCACGGCAACCGCTACGCTTTCCCTTGCGGCTGGTAGCCTTGGTTTAAGCGGCCAGCAGGCGTCACTAAGCGCAACCGCTACCTTTGCCCCAGATGCCGGCGCTTTGGGCCTGGTGGGGCAGCAGGCGGCAATTGCGGCCAATGCCGCGCTTGCACTTGATGCTGGCACGCTTGGCCTGTCTGGCGGCGTTGCAACTTTTGCGGCTGCGGCGACGGTTACTGCCGATCCTAGCAGCGTTGGCCTGTCTGGCGGTGCAACTACATTCGCGGCCAATGCCACGATAACGGCAAATGCTGGGAGCATTGGTCTTGTTGGCGGCGTAACAACGCTATCTGCAAACGCTGCCATTGCGCCAGATGCCGGGACTCTTGGCCTTGCGGGCGGGCTTGCATCGATCGGCGCTAATGCCGCGATTGCGCCAAACGCAAGCAGCCTTGGCCTTACGGGCGGCGTTGCGGTTGTCTCGGCGGCGGCCAATCTTGCGCCCGACTCAGGCACGCTTGGGCTGGCAGGCAGTACGTCAACGCTAGCAACGGGCGTTGTGTTTATCGCTGACGCGGGCCAAGCAGGCCTTACGGGTAGCGTTGCCACATATTCGGCGGCGGCCTCTGTTGCGCCAAATGCGGGAAGCCTGGGGCTAACAGACGCGCTGACAATCGGTGCGGCGGCTAACATAGCTCCAGATGCCGCAACGGTGGGGCTGGCTGGTTCGACTGCAACCCTTGTGGTTCTGGCTATTTTGGTTGCCGACAACGGCAGTGTCGGCCTGGCTGGCAGCACGCCCACGCTCGCAGCTAATGCGGCTATGGCTGGTGATGCTGGCACGCTGGGTCTGTCTGGCGGCGCTGTTGTTCTATCGTCGGCGGCGGTTTTTACGCCGCAAGCTGGCACACTTGGCCTATTGGGCGCGGCTGCAACCTTGTCGGCCAATGCCACTGTTGCGCCAAATGCTGGCACGCTTGGGCTGACTGATGCTCTGACATTGCGTGCATCGGCTGCGTTGCTGGCCAGCGCCAGCACGGTGGGCCTGATCGGCGGGGTGTCGGCTATCCAAGCCGGGGCTACGCTTGCCGGGCAGGCGGGCAGCGTTGGCTTGCTGGCGGGCAATGGTTCGTTCAGCGCCACGGCCTTGCTGGCCGCCAATGATAGCAACGTTGGCCTGGTCGGTGGGGATACAGCCCTGTTCGTGGGCGAACTGACCGCGCCCGGTGACCGATCGGTGACGCTGGCGGGGCGGCAACGCAACGCTGCTGTGGCGGGCGGCACACGCGCGGTGACGCTCTTTGGCGGCAGGCGGGAGACAAGATTATGAGTGAGGCACCGCTTTTCGCCGGTATGCATGATCCGTCAGATGTGGCGGATTACGTCATCGACTTTACCGATCTGCTGGACACCAACGAAACCGTTTCGCTGCAATCGGTGGCTATTGATGCCGCCAGTGCGGGCGTCGGCCTGGCGCTGGGTGTCGGCAGTTATGCGCCTGTTGCTGTTTCCAAGTCGGGGCGCTTCTGGCTGACCTGTTCGCAGCCTAACAACGTAGCGTTTGCAGCCGGTGTGTTGTGCGTTGTAACGGCTACCGTCACCACCAGCGCCAGCCCGTCGCGCACCTTCCAGCGGTCTGTTCTGGTGCGGGTGGCGCAATCTGATGCGCTCAATGCACCGCTGACATTGGCCGAGGCCAAGACGCATCTGCGCGTGATCGACAGCGAAGAAAATGACTACATCACCGGCCTGATCCGTGCGGCGGCTGACAAGATCGAACGCGACACCGGGCTGGTGCTACGCCAGCGCGCGGTGGCTGTGGCCTTTGAGGGCTGGGCAACCAATGGACGCCAGCGCCTGCCGTTGTGGCGCGGGCCGGTGGTATCGGTGACGGGCGTTGCCTACGACGACGAAGCTGGCGCTGAACAGGTGCTGGCAGCCAATCAGTATCGGTTGCGTAGCTTTGCCGGTGCATCGTGGATTGTGCCGGCCAATGGTGTGACGTGGCCTGCGGTAGAATCTGGCATTGGCACAGTGCGGGTGACGTATCAGGCCGGCTATGCCAGCAATGACGCGGTGCCGGCCTCGCTGCGCCATGCGGCGCTGCTGCTGATCGGCCACTGGTATGAGAACCGCGAGGCCGTGAACAGCGACCGCACGCCGGTTGATGTGCCGCTGGCCTATGAAGCCTTGATAAGCTTTTATCGCGTTCTGATGGTGGCCTGATGCGCATCGGCAAGTTGCGGCACCGGGTGCGCATTGAACAGCCCGCCAACACCAGCGACGGCGCTGGCGGTGAGGTGACAGCCTGGGCGGCGATTGCCACCGTGTGGGCCGAAATCCTGCCGCTGGGCGGGGCAAAGATTGACGAAGGCAACGTGATCAGCGTGGGGCAGCAGCGTTACAAACTGCACACGCGCTATCGTGCAGACGTGACGCCGGCTTGCCGCATTATCTGGCTGGACGGCGCGCGGGCAGTTGATCTGCGCATCGACAGCGTGGCCGATCTGGACGGGCGGCGGCGGTTTTTGCTGCTGACCGCAACCGATGGGGTGCCGACCTGATGGCACGCGGCAAAAGCGAGTTCAGGACGCGAGATCGCATCCGGGTTCGCCGACTGCTGCAAAACATCGGGCCGCAAGCTGAACAACAGATTTTGCAGGCATACCAGCACCGAGCGCCGGCCATCCTGGCTTATGCCCGCAGTGAGGTTCCTTCGCGCTCTGGCAGGCTGCGGGCGGCCTTGTCGTTCAAGATATTCCCCAAGACGTTGCGAGTGCGCATCGGCCTGTTGACCAAGCGCATCCAATCCAAGTTTTTCTATGCTCACATTCTTGAACAGGGCCGGCGGGCGCAAGTGGCGAAGGTGAGGCGGCGGCGTCCGGTTTCGGGCGGTGTTGCCGTTTACACAATGCGCGTCCGAGCAATTTCAAAAGATCGTTACGACTTTGTGCGGGGCCGGGCTGAACAGTTCATGCAGCGCACGCTTGGCGACGACATGCGCGGCATCTTGGGCAAGGCACTCAAGCGGCTATCCGCAGGAGGCTAACAGACATGGCAAATGATCCGACAGCCGCGCTTGCTGCGGCGGTCTTGGCGCGTCTGTCGTCGCCGGCCATCACCTACACAGAAGGCAGCACAACCAGCAGCGTGCCGGTGCAACAGCGCGTTCCTGATGAACTGGTGCCAGCGGTGATCGTGGTGGACGGCGTGTCGCTGGGGCCTGCCGAAACCAAGGGCGGCAATGATCGTCGGGCGCTGGTGGACATTGCGACCGTCTACCGGGGCCGCAGCAAGGCCAGCGCGCAAGCCATCATTGGCGCGGTTTATGGCCGGCTTGAAGGCGAAAAGCTCACCGTTGCCGGCTTCACCGTTGGCGAATGCCGCCTGCAATCAAGCGCCGTGGGTGAGGAAGCGACCGAAGCCAACTTAGTTCACGTTGGTCGGCAAACCTTTGAAATCATTATTTTGTAAGGAGCGGCACCCATGCCCAAGCTAAACGCAAACGAATACCGGCTGTTCATCGAAAGCAGCACGCCCGGCACGTTTAACGCAATTGCTGGTCAGATCAGCACCAGCATTGATCGTGGTGAAGTCAGCTTTTCCACCATCGACAAGGCCAGCGCCGTCGAAACCACGGGCCGCGCCATGCGCAATTATGCGGTGTCGTGCGAGTATCGCCCTGATCTGCCCGACACGAATGGCCACACCCGGCTTGAGACGTTTTACGGCACCGGCAGCGCGCTCAATGTCCAAGTGCGCAAGTCGCCGTTCGGTGTCGGTGACAGCGTTTACACCGCGTCTGTGCGCGTGTCGGCGATGAATACCGGCGCACCGTTGAACGATGTCAGCAACATCACTGCCACCCTGACCGCGCTTGCCGCGCCGTCTGTTGACGCCCTGTCGTAAGGAGCCTGACCCATGCCTAAACTTTCCGCCAACGATTATCGCGTGCGCGTTGACAGCGCCACGCCCGGCACGTTCACCGAGGTCGCCGGCCAGATCAGCGTCACCGTTGATCGCGGCGAGGTGTCTTTCAGCACCATCGACAAGGCCAGCACTGTTGAGGTGACTGGCCGCGCCATGCGCACCTATGGCCTGAGCCTTGAGTATCGCCCCGATTTGCCCGACGCCAGCGGCCACGGCAGGCTTGAGACGATCTTCACCAGCGGTGCCGCTACCAACATCCAGGTCGTAAAGATCGGCACGCCCACCGTTGTGTTCCAGTGCGCAATGCGCGTGTCTGCCATGAACACCGGCACGCCGATCAACGATGTGAACAGCATCAACGTGACGTTCGTGCCGACTGCCGCGCCGACCACTGACGTGCTGTCATGATCGCAGACCTAAGCGCCGCGCCGGCAGGCTATGCTGGCACCGTGATCGAGGCGATTGGTTGCACACCGCTTGAAGTGGTGAGCGGGCCGACGCCTCCGCCGTGGCTGGTAATTGCTGCGGTTGCCGCGCCGCTGTTGCCCGATGCTGGCGATGTGCGGGCATTGGCCGACACGATGGCAACCGACACTGCCAGCGCCGCCGATTGGTGCGCCGCGCTGACCGTCAAGCTGGCTGCAACGCCGGCAAAGCCCAAGGGTGACAAATGAGTGAGCCGAACACGCGCGGCGAAGTGACGATTGATCTGGACGCCACCTATGTGATGCGCCCGTCTTATGAAGCGATTGAGGCTATTGAGACGGCGACCGGGCGCGGTGTGGTGGCGCTGGTCAATCTGGCGGCACAGGGCGAACTGAGCCTGAAGAACGCCGCCATCGTTGTGACCGAGTGCATCCGTGCATGGGGCAAGCAGCAGGCGGCAAGCGGCAACGATCAGCCCGAAGCGCGGTCGGCAACCGGCGCGCGGCCTGAAAAAGTGGCGCGGCTGATCCACGAACATGGGCTGGTGCAGGCCACCGAGCGTTGCGCCATTGTGCTGATGGCAGCGGCGACGGGCGGCGTGACCAGCGCGGGGGAGTGGAAGCCGGTGGCGACGGAGATCCCCGCCGCCGGCTGATGGGCATTTGGACGGCTGTGTTTCATCTGCCGCCCGCATCGTTCTGGCAGGCCACACCGCATGAGGCGTGGGCCGCGTTGGAAATCCATAAAGAAATCAACGCGCCGAGGTGACGTATGGCCCAAGACGTGCAGCGGCTGTTGCTCCAGATCGACGCCAGCGCAACCCTGCTGCGGCAGGAAGTCGCCAAAGCCCGCAACGATATTGACGGGTTTGCTGACAAGGGAGCGGCCAAGCTCAAGAAGATCGACGCCGGTTTTGCTGGCATCGGTGGTTCAGCCAATGCAGCCACCGCGCGCCTTGCCGGGTTTGCGGCGGGGCTGCTGTCTGTTGGCCAGGCGGCATCGTTCATGGTGCGCGCCAATGCCGACATGCAGCGGCTGTCTGCCATGCTGGAAGTCGCCACGGGCAGCGCCGGCAGCGCGGCAACCGCAATGTCACAGTTGCAGTCATTTGCCGCTGAAACCCCGTTCACGCTGGGCCAGGTCACTGAGGCTTACATCAAGCTGAAGAACCTTGGCCTTGATCCGTCCACCGAGGCGCTGCGTTCTTTTGGGAACACCAGCGCCGCGATGGGCAAGGACATCATGCAGTTCATTGAGGCTGTCGCCGATGCGGCAACCGGCGAGTTTGAGCGCCTGAAAGAGTTTGGCATCAAGGCCAGCAAGGAAGGCGACAAGGTAAAGTTCACGTTCCAGGGCGTCACGACGACCGTTCAGAACACGGCGCAGGCGATCACCGGATACTTGCGCGGGCTGGGCGATGAAAGCGGCGTGTTTGCCGGCAGCATGGCCAAGCAAATGGACACCATCGACGGCAAGCTGTCCAACCTTGAGGATGCGGCAGGCCGGCTTGCAACGACCGTTGGCAGCATGGGGTTCAACAGCGCGTTTATTCAGACCCTTGATTATCTGTCTAATACGATGAGCGGGATGGCGGCGATCCTGCAATCGCGCGGGTGGAAGGGCCTGTTCGCATCCCAGGACGACATCCTGCAAGCAGCCACTCCCAAGGGCAATGCGGAAGTGTTGAGGGGCCGCCGTGATGCAGCCGCCCGCGAACTAGATGCTGCGCGCAAAGCCCGCGTGCTGGGCAACCCGCAACCGCAGATGGTGGCCAATGCCAAGGCCGCCTTTGACGCGCGCAACCGTGAATATGTCACCTTCATGCGGGCTAACGCCGACGTGGCTGACCCCATGTCCCGCTTTGCCCTGAATGATCGCGGGCGATTTGGTGCCGCGCCCACCGCGCCGGCTGCGCCCTCCGACAAAAAGAAAAAGACCAAAGCTGCCAAAAATGGCCCGCAAGAATTTACGCTTGCCAACATGGAGAGCGGGTTTGAGCTGCGGCAGCTTCTTGAGGCCGGCACACCGGCAAACATCGAATTGTCCAACGAGGCGCTGCGCGGTGTGGCCGCCACACTAAGCGATCTGCAATCCTATGATTTTGAAATAAACCTGATCGGCCAAGAGCAGATCGCGCTGGCCGAGGACTACACCCGCACGCTGACCGAAGGGCTGGCGCAGGCGGTGGTCTATGGCCGCAACTTTGGCGACGTGCTGAAGGGCCTGGTGCAACAGATCCTTTCCAGCGGCCTGATCAACATCTTGAGCGGTGGCAAGCTTGGCACCAGCTTTGGCAGCAGCCTTGGCGCGCTGGGCAGCATTTTTGGCGGCTTCCGAGAGACTGGCGGGCCGGTTGAAAAGGGCAAGCCTTACATCGTCGGGGAAAAGCGCCCCGAACTGTTTGTGCCGGAACAGGACGGCTTCATTGTGCCGCGTGTGCCGGCTGACTTTGGCAAGGCGGACGATGACGAGCTGCGCTTTGCCGATCTGCGCAAGAAGCTGGCGGCGATGCGCGCGCCCATGTTCGGCGTTGCAGACGGGCGGACGACACGCGAAACAAGCCGCGACGAGACGCCGGAGCAGCGCGCCACCGCCAAGCTGATGCAAGAACTGAAGGCCAAGTTCGGCGGCTTCAGGGAGGCAGGCGGCAGCGTGCTGCCGGGCAAGGCCTACATCGTCGGGGAAAAGCGCCCTGAAGTGTTTGTGCCATCCAGCGCCGGTTACATCATGCCGCGTGTGCCAACCGGGCAGGGCGGCGGCGGGCAGCAGTCTGTCAACGTGACGGTCAACCCATCGCCGCTGTTCATCACCACGGTGGCACAGGGCGCACAGGCGGCGGCGC